CAGGACCAGGACCAGGACCAGGACCAGGACCAGGACCAGGACCAGGACCAGGACCAGGACCAGGACCAGGACCAGGACCAGGACGACCACGACCACCAGGACCACCCGGAACAGGTTTGTTATCCATGACTGCTGTAAATATGGGTGTTCTATCGCTATTAATTTGGAGTATAGGTAATTCTAGAATATAATTTTCAAACCATTTCCACATAATCAATGAAACTTTGTCGCCATCGTCTGCTCGAATGCCCCGATTAAAAATCTTAAGTAATTCAGCAGGAAACTCCTCCTCAAAATACGCCTCCTCTAAAAATTCAGACTCATAGGAATTTACTTTTATAATTTCATCATGCATGTCATCCCCATATTCTGTAAATGTAGTCTTCGTCCGTCGAGGCATCATCCAAGCATCTCTAAAAATATCCATATAAAAAACTAGTTTAAAATATATATGATACAAATTATCTACATGTGCAAGTTGTTTATGATGATCCCTAATACCTAACATGAAATACTCAAAATAGAATTCAACAAAATTATAAGAAACATATTTAATGTTTTGAATGGTTTTTAATTGAGTTGAAAACAATAAACCAATACGCACGTAGAAATAAAACCATAGAAGTTCTTTTATATCGTTGTATCGTGACTTAATCGCTCCAAAGACATCAGATATGGAAAATCCCTGGAGAGGGACGATTAAAGTTTTTTCAAACACACCCATTTCAAACGAATGGGTCGGCGTGCTATCTAGATTTATATTTTTTAGTTCATCTGATATATTAGATAACTGTTTAAAAAATATTAAGAAATAAAATGTTAAACTTGGGACTGTTAAACTTAAACTTCTGCCTTCTTGTAATTCAACACGATACCCAGGAATTGTTTTAAAAAGATCAAATAAAAAATCATTGCTATCCTGTTTAAAAAATGGTAGGGCGAAAAATTCTTTAGCAAAATAAAGATAATTAAAATTTAAATTACTGAACTTAATACTCGCACTATCTATTATTTCAAACAAATTAAATACATCCTCAAAAAATCCTATATCCTCTAAATTGAAAAATGAGTCAATTTGTTGTCCGAATAATCCCAATCTTCCAAAGTAGTTTTTTATTAGTGATTCAATCTCCTCTTTTTTATGGGTATACTCAAACTCTCTCAGCTTATTTAGCATTTTATAAAATTCTTCTATCTGAATTTGATTATCATTATTTTCATCACATATAATAATAAATTCGCTAATTATATAATATACTTTATTATAATATAGTATACCTTTATCTTTTAGAATTTCTTCAAATACCTTCATTTTCTGTTCTTTATTACCAGGAGCGGTATTATACAGATGAGCAAAAATATAAGCTCGCATTGTTCTTATTACATTGTCCACATAGCGATGTAAACGTTGCGGTATATGTCCATCCGAATGCCCTAAAAATTTAAAATTCATACAAAATAAACTAAAAAGCATAATACTATTTAAATCATATCTATCAAAATATGTATTAACTAAATCTAAATCAATTTCACGGTATAGATTATCCGAAATTATAACCGCCTTCGGCAGTGGGTGCATGTTAGCCAGCACCGCTGCGAATCGACTCTTGGGCGGCACTGCCATCTGCTCCGGTGACATGGTCTCCATCGCCAAGGCTCCCCCATACTTTAATATTTGAGGGGTGAGGCCGAATTTTTGAGGATCTTTATTATATAAATCGATTGCTTTGTTTAATTTTGTAACATCACCATCACTAATAACTTGATTTATAAACTCTAAGACGGAAGCTTTATGTTTATCAGGACGGTAAACAGATAAAAATATATTAAATAAATTAGATATAGTGCTACATGAACTTCTGTCTTCATTTCTAAAGCCTGAGTATCCGATAGTTCTTAACCAAACCTCAGCATTAAAATTATTATCAATCTCAAGTAGATTTTGCACCGTATTAAACACATGGACGATCTCCGTCTCCAACGGGGAACCGGGCTTTATTGCTCCTGGATATGAAGGCTGTATACAATAACTCCAAAAATATATAGTATTTTCTTCTCTATGAGCCCAGATAAAATGATATAATTGTTGATAATCTACTGCTGTGATTTGACAATCATCTAAAAAACCATATCTTTTAAAAAAAGATATTGCTAATGCAATGTTTAATATATCTACAAAATCAACTATATTTTTAATTTTTTTTTTTAGCTCACCATCAAAAGTTATAGGTCCAAATCCGTCACCAAGATATTTATCAGAAGATAATCCTTTAATACCAATTGTTACAGGTTGACAGTTGGCTTGATCAAACGCATAGAAAACATCTTGTCCTTGGCCGTCTGGAAAATGTTTCTCCCATGTTGCTGCCATAAATTTAAATATGATGTTGGTATCATCATGTCTAGATAATCCCATAAAAAATTTTTGTTTTTTATTATCATGTGTGCCACCTCCTTTAGGATTCGCATCTTTGAGAACGGCCTCTACCGACACCTTGTCTTTTATACTTTTAATATATTCAACAGTATCGTCGCGAGTGCTCATGTAATAAGTTCTACTTCGGGAGGTTCCACTGTTTAATGGATTATCATGCCAAAAATCTAATATCATAGCTCTAATAATAGCACATATATGTTTATTCTCCGTTCCCATTGTATCTGCTTCTTTTGAAAAAATATATGAGCTCACCCCCCCACCTTTTATTAAATATTTACTCTTATAATTTAAATATTTCTTTTTATATTTCAGATATTTTTTATAATAATCTGTCATTATATATATATATATATATATATATTATTTTATATTTTATGTAAAAGAATTCAATTATAATTCAAAAACTTTATTATTTATTTCTATATAAGTTTTTATTTTTATTATTTTTAAGACAAATCTTACAAGCACCAAACCAAGCATCTGGATCTATTTTTGATAAATAAACTTCAGCGCGACAATAAGGACAACTTTGACCACATTGACCTCCAATAGAACAGTAATGATGTTGTTTAGTCCAACCTTTAATATGACTAGGCATTGTAGTTATAATAAAAATAACATAAAAATCAATTTTAAACAAACTTTTTAAGAAAAAGTTTTATCAAAAAAAACTTTTTAGAAAAAAAGTTTATTTAACTATTATTCAACAACATTAATTCAGTACGTTCAATTAAATCTATCATCATTCTTTTATCTTCATAATTATATTTGTCCATAAATTCATCTATTTTAGTTCTTTGTAAGTCTGTTAATTTATATTTTTTTTTCTCTAATATAGAATAATATCTTTCCTTTAACATAAAATACTTACTATCTATTAAATCTAATAGTTCGTGTTTTTTATTGACTAATTGCCATTTACTGTCTTTCATTACTTTTAAATAGGGAAACTTTTTATTTGTAAATTTTATATTTTGATTTTCAGGATGCTCTGGATCAAAATGTATTTTCTCTATAAGTTTTGGAACTGCACTATATATACCACTTAGTAAATTAGCAAAATCCTTACTACGCAAATGTTTTAGATTTTCATCTCCATAATTATTTATATGAATGTTATTTATCATATTTGTATTATTATTATTACTATTAGTAGTAGTACTATTATTATTTGTATTATTATTTACTACACCTTTACATTTTTTTAACATTTCTATTTCTTGTTTCATTTTAGTTATTTCTTCACTCTGAATTACTACTAAAGATTCCGCCATTTTTTTCTTTTTACATGTTTTTAAATGTTTTGTCAAATTATCCTTTCTAGTGTATGTCCTTAAACAATATTCACAAGTTGTCTTATTATTTTCAAAATGGAGTGATTTGGAGTTATTTGGAGTGATTTTTTGTACAAAATGGAGTGATTTGGAGTTATTTGGAGTTATACATTTGGAGTGATTTGGAGCATTTTTGGAGTGATTTGAAGTGATTTTGGAGTGATTTGGAGTGATTTGGAGGGAATTTTCTTTAATTTCAAAACCATAGTAAAATTTTACTTCTTCTATACTAATATCATCGAGTGTTGGTTTACATATATTTTTGCGATTTAAGATGATTCTTAAAACTATTTCGATGTTTAGTAGTATATTCGCAACGAAAACAAGTATATTCTACCATATATACTAATATAATATATATTTAATTTTAAATATTTGTATTTGTATAATTTTTGTATAATTTTTGTATAATTTTTGTATAATTTCGTATAATTTTTTGTATATTTTTTGTATAATTTCGTATAATTTTTGTATAATTTTTGTATAATTTTTGTATAATTTTTATGAGGGGGGGGGGAAATTTTTTTTCAAACTTTTTAAACTTTTTAGAAAAAAGTTTAGACAAAAAAAATAATTAATAAATTCTTAATAAAATTTTTTCAAACTTTTTAAACTTTTTAGAAAAAAGTTTAGACAAAAAAAATAATTAATAAATTCTTAATAAAATTTTTTCAAACTTTTTAAACTTTTTAGAAAAAAGTTTAGACAAAAAAAATAATTAATAAATTCTTAATAAAATTTTTTCAAACTTTTTTCTAAAAAGTTTATTTTTGATAAAGCTTTTTTCTAAAAAGTTTATTTTTGATAAAACTTTTTTCTAAAAAGTTTATTTTAATGGTGTTAAATCAATTAAATCTTTATTTGTTTTATTCCAATCTATAGTTTTATTAGTAGTAATCCATTCAGGAACACATTTATTACCTTTATCATCTACAGTATAACCATCACCACTATATAATTTATTAATATTTTCTACATTATTCATAAATATTCTTAAATTTATAATACTAGGTTTATTAATTAAATCTTTTTTTGATATTTTTTTATTATTCCATGAATCATTCCATTTTAGTTTTTTTATGGCAGTTTCCCAATTTTTATTTTTTTTACTGACTGCTTTTACTATATTTGGATATGCTTTTTTAAACATACTTAGTAAACCACTCCAATCTGCTAATGCTACTGTTTTAGAAGATTTACAATTATTTTTATTTGATTTTTTATCTAATATACCTAACTTAAATGTCATATTTGGTGTATTTTTTAATTCGTTTATATAACTTTTTGGATAACCAACTTTTTCTAATATTTTATTAGTAGGTTTATTTATTAAATCATTTACATCTGGTGTTAAAAATGCTAATTTTCTAGGTTTTTTTGCTAATTTATTAAAATCTTTTTCAGAAGTACCACGTAAAACTCTACCAATTAAACATTTTTCTTTGTAATTTTTATTATTTTTTTTCCAGTCATCCATAGTTTTATATTTTGTACCACCTGTTTGTTTTAAATTTAAATATTTTTGTTTATACTTTAAATATTTACTTTTATAATCAATATTCATATATTTATTAAATATATAATTATTTATTAAAATTTATAATATAAATTTTACATTATACAAAAAATTAAATTTATTTTTTATAAAATTTTTTCCTAAAAAGTTTATTAACTATTATTCAATAGTATTAAATCTATCATCATTCTTTTATCTTCATAATTATATTTGTCCATAAACTCATCATTTTTAGTTCTTTGTAAGTCTGTTAATTTATATTTTTTTACATAAACTACTTGCTATCTATTAAATCTAATAGTTAGTATTTTTATTTACTAACTGCTATTTATTATTATATAAAAAATATAACATATTTTTAAATAGTTATAAAAAAAACTTTTTCTTTAAAAGTTTTATGAAAAAAAAAAAATTTTTTTAAAATTAATTTTATTTTTATAGTTGTGATAGATTTGATGGTGATACTTCTAATTAACTGTCTACACATCAACCCTTCTATCTAGTGAAACTGAAGTTGCTGTTTTTTGTTTTTGCTGCTGTTTTTTGCTGTTGCATCTTCATTTTAATCATTTTTCTAGATTTCTTCATAGCCCTACTCACTGGAGAAACCGGTGGCCGACCCAACCACTGTTGCATTTCTAACTGATTGGGAAGTATCTCCATATCATCCACTGACTCAGCATATTTACTTTATTATTTGCTTCTTCGACCTGGTTTTTTTCAATTTGTATTTTTTCGTGTAAATCTTTTACTTGTTTTATTAGTACTTCTTTTTCTAATTCTTCTACTAATTTTACTGCGCCATTTTCTAATTCTTTTATATTTTGTACATTTTTTTCTAATTCTTCTAATAATTTTACTGCTTTATTTTCGTAAAATTGTTCTTTAACTACATTATTTTTTTTTGTTGTTTCTTCTTGTAATAAGTCTGATGCTGCAATTTTTAAGGTATTTGCTGCATCTTTTACGACATTTGCTCTATATTTTACGGCAGTTGCATTTACTACAACTATTTGTTCTATTTTTTTTGGAGATCTACTTTGATTATTATTATAATCTTCTAGTAATTCTTCTACTACACTGAATCCTAGAGTTTTCAAACTATTCAGTTTGAGTAATTTTTTTAGATTATTAGTACTCACCGATGCCAGTTGTTTAATTATAAATTCAGATTTACCACCAGCCTTAGATAGTTTTTCTTGTAGAAGAGGATCATATTTATCATTATTTGTATTATTCAGTATATTTGCTAGTTCCTCCAAATTTGCAGATGTGAATTCGCCATCCCTTAGTATTTTGAGTGGGGTGTCTACTGGTGCCCCTGTTGCTGGCCCTGTTTCCCCGAAAATAGGGAGCTTTGCTGGGTATTCTAATAAATTATACCTATTATTTTTTGTTAAGTCTGTATCTTGTTCTAACAGGTTATTTAAAAAATCTATGTTTTTTGTATGAATATTAAATTCTTTGTCGTCATTAAGTATGTTATTTGATAATATTTTTTTTAAGGTATCTAAACTTATAGGTGCCATATCTTTTTCTCGTAGTTGTTCGAACATATTATCATCATTTATTACAGGTATTAATTGTTTTTCTTTTGTCAATAAAGATTTTACATAATCTAAATCTTCTTGTGTTCGAATAAAAATAAAATTACCACCATCACATTGCATATTAGAAACTAATTGTACTAGAGTATTATATTTAGTATAAATATTTTGTTCTGCTGTATCTAGTTTTTCAGAATTTAGTGCCGATGAAATCTCTTTGATTATATCTATCTTTTTTTGTTCTTCTATTTGTTTTTTATTCAGTGCGCCTTCCAATTTTTCGAAGTGTTTACTTAACACATCTTTCGGTATCATCTTGATTACAGATAATTCTTTTGCCACTACCACTTCCACTAGTTCTTCTAGGTTCATATTTGGTGAAATAATTTCCAATGCTTTTTTCATATCACTTTTATCCGTTATCATTAGTATTTCTACTTTAATCTCTGGTGAAATCTCTTTTAGTGCTGCTTCTATTTTACTCTGTTCTTCCATTTGCATTAGTGCATCTTTTGCTTCTTTAAGTATTTTATTTTTCACCATATTAAATATTTCCCTTAATACATATAGATGCATTTCATTAGTTTGAAATTCTTCTTCTTTTAATGATACTGCTGCTTCTATTACTTCTATTACTTCTATTACTGCTTCTTCTGTTTTTTTTGTTGTTAAATAATACCATGCTTCATCTGCTGCTATTATTTTTTTTTTTTTATTTTCAGTCTTAGATAAATTATATACTTTATCTGCAAATATTTCCGCTAATGTACTATTTCCCGACATCGTCTTCTTATCTGCTAAACTTTGTGCGCCTTTTGCTACGTTTGCTTGATATACTACTTCTGCTGCAGCATTTATTAGAGCATTTATTAGTTTGGTTTTGTCAGTAATCGATGATAATTGTTGTTCTTCATTTTTTGCTGCTTCTACTGCTGCTGCTGCTGCTGCTTCTACTGCTGCTGCTGCTGCTGTTGCTGCTGCTGCTGCTGCTGCTGCTTCTGCTGCGTCTTCTTCTGTTTCTACTGGTGTTTCTGCTGCTGCTCTTTCTGATTCTTTCTTTGCTAATTCTACTACTTTAATTAATATATTTTTTATTTCTTTAATCAGTTTATCAAACCCTTCTGCCAGTACCGCACTCTGCTTCGACGACATGGCTTGTAACATCGCATCCTTATGCTCCAACGACATTTCCATCAAAGTTTCTACTGCTTTTGCCTGTGACATTGCATTCAATTTTTCTACTGCTTTTGCCTTTTCCATTTTCATCAAAGTTTCTACTCGTTCATCAGACGACATTGCTTCCAGTGCCTTTATCTGATCTGCAGAAGACTTCGGTTCCAGTGCTGCGTCTGATTCTGGATCTTTTTGCTTCGGTGGTGGTGATGAATCATCAGCAGCAGATTTCCAATTTTTGACCGCATCGTGCATCGGTGACATTTGATTCGTCAGTGAAATTTTATTCAATGCATCTTTCATTTTTTTTTGCTGCCTCTCCTGCTTTACCAGCTCTACCAGCTTGTTTTTTTTTTTTCCCCTTGACATTTGCCTCAAAACATCGCCTTCCTGCGAAGAAGACATCAATGCCAGCACTTCTGCTGCTTGTTTCTCTTGCATTGCCGTCAAAACGTTTGTCTGCTGTACATTAGACATGCCTGCCAGCACTACTAATGCTTTTGCTGGAGGAATTTTCTCCAAAACTGCTGCTATATCCTGCTCCCTCCCCACCCTCAGCTTTGGCACCATATTATTGAACTGGTCCTCTGACATTTCCTTCAAAACTGCTGCTTTTTGCTCAGGCGACATTACTACCGGTGCCGCTGCCTGGTCTGCAGGAGACATCTTTGCCAGATCCGCTGCCTGCTTTTCAGGAGACATATTTGTCGGATCCATTCCTCCTATATATTTTGCAGTAATATATTTTTGTTTATATTTTAAATACTTTGAATAATAATCTTTCATATATATATATATATATATATATTTTATTTTTAAAAAAAAATAATTATGATTTAAATCTTATATACAATGTTTTTTATAAAAAGTTGTATTATTTAATGATTTATGTTTTTTAGAAAAATTACAATAATTATTTATTAAATTTTTTTTTTTCTTATTAGTTGTATTTAAACAATCTTCTACCATACCTTGTACGCCATCAACAATTTGATTATTTAACTCTAGTCCATTCCATTTATTCCATCCTTCACTAAAATTAGATACATATTTATCAGATAATGAAATTTTTGGAATAGAATCACATTTTAATATATTTTTCGATTTTTTTGGTTTTTTCGATTTTTTTGATTTTTTTGGTTTTTTATTCTTAGATTTTTCAATATTTAATTTTTTATTATATAATGACCATGCACCCAAACAAACACAATGATTATTATCATTTCTGTTATCAGACCAATTAGATTGTCCTGTGCTTATAGAAAAATTAGGTGTATTTTTACTTATATTTTTTATACATATTTGATGCACTCCGTTATTTTTTTCACTACATAATTTTTTATTATCCCATGAACCATTACTCATTTTTTTATTACCACATGGTTTTAATTTATTATTATAAATATTTAACATATTTGTACCTCCTTTTATTTTATTATTTGAATTATTATTAGAGTTTACAAGTAATAATAATCCAACACTTATAAAAACTGTACAAAAAAAATTATTCATATATTAATTAATATATAATTTTTTAATATTTTTTATATTTCTTATATTTCTTATTAGAGTTATTTTTAATACAAATCTGACAAGCACCAAACCAAGCATCACAATCTATATTAGACAAATAAATTTCAGCACGACAACATGGACAACTTTGACCACATTGACCTCCAATAGCACAATAATGGTGTTGTTTAGTCCAACCTTTAATATGACCTGGCATTAGTGTTATAATAAAAATAATTACAAAATCAATTTTAAACTTTTTAGAAAAAAGTTTTATCAAAAAGTTTAAAAAGTTTAAAAAGTTTAAAAAGTTTAAAAAGTTTAAAAAGTTTAAAAAGTTTAAAAAGTTTAAAAAGTTTAAAAAGTTTAAAAAGTTTAAAAGTTTATTTGTTTTTGATAAAACTTTTTTCTAAAAAGTTTAAAAAGTTTAAAAAGTTTAAAAGTTTATTTGTTTTTGATAAAACTTTTTTCTAAAAAGTTTAAAAAGTTTAAAAAGTTTAAAAAGTTTAAAAGTTTATTTGTTTTTGATAAAACTTTTTTCTAAAAAGTTTATTTGTTATTTCTACTGTATCCAATAATACTACAAGCAATACGTTTACCTGCATGTCCTGTTGTTAAACTATCACTATGGCCACCTTTACCTAAATCATCTTCATCTTCATGAATAACAATACTACGACCAATAATACTATATTTTCCACGTAATTTAATGACTTCATCAGTAAATTTCATTTTACATACTCCATTAGCATTTGCTTTAATGTTACCTAAATCACCAACATGACGTTCTTTATCATTTGGACCACCGTGTTTTTTATTTTTTGGATTATAATGTCCACACAAACTACCACAACCTTCTCTTAAATCTCCATATTCATGTACATGAAAACCATGTAATCCTGGTGTTAAACCAGATAAATTAATTGTAATAATGACATTTTTATTTTTAAGATCTTCTTTAAAAATAATAGTACCATTAATATTATTTTGATTGATTACACATACAGCTTCAATTGGATTATTCATTATAATATAAAATAAAAAAAAATCTAAAAAAAATTTAGTTAAAGTTAGATAAAACACTTAAAATTAAATTTTTTAATATTTAAATAGATGGTAGAATATAGACCTTTAGCAGGTAATTTAACAGATAAAATAAAATATGAGTATTTAGATTTATGTGTAAAACAAAAAAAACTAGTGCCAAGTATATATGAAAATAATGAAATCAATCAATTAACTAATAAGACAAAATTTAAAGATTATTATATAAAAGAAAAAAATTTATTACCAATAATACATCAAAATAAAGAAATTACAGGATTATATGCTTCTAAAGATTTAAATAAAACATTATACTTTTGGCAAATATATAGTATTATTGGTCCTGAACCAATTCGTAAACTAATTAGTGTATTTTATAAAAGTATTTTTGAAAGTACAACTGACTTATGGTTTAAAGAGGAATTTGAAGATTTAGGTCCATTAAAACATCATATAGATAGACAAAGTGAGTTTTGGTTAGATATTATGGGAGGTGGACCATTGTATAAGGCAAATATGAAAAAATTACATCTAAAACATAAAATGGTAGAAAATATTATGACTGAAAAAGGAGCAAAACTATGGATGCATTATATGATAAATGCAATAAATACAATAAAAGAAGAATTAAGTGTTGATAGAAGGATTATTCCATGTTTGATTGATTTTTTAAATTTCTTTATGTTAAAATATGCTCATGAATTTGACTTTAACTTTTATGAGATTAAGAATTTTTCATTTAAATCCTCATTATAAAAATACAAATTACAAAATTGATTTTAATTATTTAAATACTTAATAAGAAATATATAAAATGTGGCAACTATTTAAAAAAATCTTTAGAAAAAAGGAAACTAAGATTTTATTAGGACGTTGGGGAAATCATGGTAAAGATATTAAAAATATATATGCAAATCATGACCATTGTGGAGATACTATTTGTAAAGACCCAAAAATTGTCAAAAGATTAATTGAAAAAAAAACTTTTTAAGAAAAAGTTTAGACAAAAAAGAAACTTTTTAGGAAAAGTTTAAGTAAATACATTTTTTTTGATAAAACTTTTTTTTAAAAAGTTTCTTTTTTGTCTAAACTTTTTTTTAAAAAGTTTCTTTTTTGATAAAACTTTTTCCTAAAAAGTTTAAGTTTAAGTAAAACCCATATTATTTGTTGCAATAGTTTCTAATATATCTGGATTATAAATACGTGCTGATTCTGCTAGTAATCTTAATTCAAATATTAAATCACCATCACAAAATGGCATAAAAATATCTTCCACATTATCCACACCCAAACCCACATTAACGCCTTCATTTAATAAAATATTTAATGGAGCAATAGAATTATGAATAGGTGCTTCATATTCACTATGTTGTGTCATACTAATAGCTGCACTGGGACATACAATTACACCAATATCTAGATTATAAAGTCGTTGAGCAATTTTTTTTTGGTAATTTAGTGGATGACATGCTAAACTAATACAATGAATTGCCCTTGCTTTACCTTGATAATTATATTTATCAACAAAATCACAAAATAATTCCGTTTCTTTTTCGCTAGGTATATTACATTGATCTAAATGTGCTTCAACTGGTTTATTAAGTTCTAATGCTCTGTCAAAAACTATTTCTAAATGTTTGCTTGGATTAATATCTCTTGAAGGTAAACACCCAATAAAATCCACTAATTCAGATGCTTGATAAAATAAATTAACATCTTCTTTATTATCTAGTCCATTTAGTAATTGTGTACCTATTTGTAAATCAACATTATATTGCTTCCAATAACTTTTTAGATCAAGTGCATAATCTAATAATTTTAAACCAACAATATGATCTACATCAATAAAAGTTCTCATTTGTGAACAACCTTGATTATATAAATTAGTAGTTGTAGCTAACATTTTTTTTTTAACATCTTTTTCTACATAATTTTTTTTAATATCTTGCATTAATTGCCATTTATTTTTCATATGAACTTCAGACTCTTTTAATAAATTTACATTCATACTTTTAGATTTATCAATATGTAGATGATGACAAACCCATTTTAAATTTGATAAATGTAAGAGCCTATTCATTATTAATATACATATTTTATTATTTAAATATTTTATATTTAAATATGAATTAAATTATAGATGTACAATATTATTAGTTATGAAAAAACTAATATGTGTTACATTTCATCTTTACATAATTATTTTATTAATGACTTAAATAGTATTAAAAATGATGAAAAAATCTCAACATATTTACTAATAATTGAAAAAAATGTATGTGGTATATTTAGTTACAAATATAATACAACTAAAATAGAAATAATATTATTAAAAGTATGTGACATTTTAGAATATTATATTGATAAATTTATTTATATAATATTTAATAATATTATATTAGAGTTTGATTATATACATATACATAAACAAAATATAGAACCAGTAAATATAATTTTAAATGAATTATCTAATTATGATCTAATAGAAAAGAAATATACTAGTAATATTATATATATTTATAAAAAAAAATATAGATATAATTATTTTAATTGTTTCTTTTATTAGTTTTTTATTAATAAATTGCAATCACTATCATAAATATATGTAAAATAAAATACATAATATTTTGATTTTAAATCTCTATAATAATAGTAGCAGTTTTCTTTTATTTTAGCTTTTAAATAGTAAAAAAAATCATATACCATTTATATTTATATATATATAATAAATAAATTTGAAACTAAATTGATTTTTTCTAAATTTAGAAATCATAAGAACAAATCTAAAATGATAATGTTAAATAACGAAACTATTAATAAATTTTTGAATAAATCAAATACATTTAATGATTATCAAGAACAATATGATAGTTTAGAAAATTGTGTTATAAGTTTTGTAAATATATTGAAAAATCGTATTAATAAAAAAAAATATATAGTAAAAAACTTTCTAAAAAATAAGATTAGAAATATCCGATATAAGAATCTTATTAAAGATATTCCATGTAATGAATTAGATTTATATACATTAGAAAAATATGATATAAGTAATAAAAATAATATTTATTTAATTGATGTTACATTAAATAAAAAATGGTGGTTTACTATTGAAACTATATCAAAACTAATATGCAATAACTTATCATATTTTGATGGAGAAAGTTATGATGTAAATTGTAAAACTCCTGTAAATCCGTATATTAATAAAGCTTTAACAATTGGTCAATTAACAAGTCTATATGAACAAATAAGTGATAAAACTAACGTTCAAAAACTAATTACATTATTTAGATTAGTAAATTTTAGTTTAAATAAATTTTTAAAACTATATAATGATGATATAGTAAATTATTCATATAAATATAATCTAGAATCATTAGATAATGAAGGATTAATAATAATATTACATAATATATTTTATGAATATGATATAAATTATGTTAATGTTGATAACTTAGATTTAACAACTATTTGTACTAAAAATGATACATGTCTTTTAATTAAAGAATGTTGTTTAACATATAAAAAAAATCAAGTTACTAAAATTAAATTATTTATTGATAAGTATAAATATATTATAAAAAGAGCATCACGAAACTTTAATACTAATAATACTAATAATACTAATAATACTAATAATACTAATAGTAATGATGATATTGAAATACTTTATGAAGATTTAAATAATACTTATATGGAAATTGAGTTTTATGATGAAGAGTCCTTAAACTGGACTACTGATGAAGATAGTGTAGATAATATCTGCTCTGATTTGGAGAATTTAAGTACTAATTAAAAATAAAATAAAATAAATAATATATGGGTGGTGTATATTCTACAAATAATAATGATAAATATGAATGTTTAATAAATAAATATAATAAAATGAGATCTAATTATGAGACGGAAAAAGTATATTCATCTTCATTAAAAGAAAATATAGAAAACTTGGAAAATAAAATAGTAAATAATGAAATAAAAATAGATAGTATGGAAAAAGAAAATGAAGATAGCTTAAAAATATGTGAGTCCTTAAAATCAAATTATGAATCGAAATTAATAAATAAAGATAATTTAATTAATGATTTAGAAAATAGTATGGAATATAATGATACTTTAATAAATAAACATGATAAAATAATAGAGAATTTACAAATTAAGATTAGTAAATTAAGTAATGAAAATAAAAATATACTTTATTTAGAAAATAAATTAAAGCTAATAGAAGATACTTCAAAAACGCAAGAATGTATAATAGAAGACTATAGAGAATCAAATATATTATTAATTCAAGAAAAAAATAATTTAGAAGATAAAAATCAACAATATGAAGAAACGTATAATGTTTTACAAGAAAATAATGAAAAATTGCAAGAAGATATAAAAGATTTAGAAAATAAATCAAATATATTAAGTAGTAATTTTATAACAATAAGTAAAAAAATTGATACTTTAAAAAATACATTAAAATATTTTAAGGATAATAAAGAACAAACATTAGTTGATATATTGAGTACTAATAATACAGTTATGCCGGATTTTATGGAAAAAGGAATAATGGAAAATGTATATAATTATTTAATTGAGAAAATAGAAGTATTAGTTAAAGCTTAAAAAAACAACAACATAGATTACTTGATTTTTTATTTTTTTTAACAATTGTATTAGTTTTATTTTTCAAATTTATAGTTTGTATATTAAATTTATTATCTATTAATTTAATATTATTAAAAACCTCATTTAAACATAATTTTAAATCATTATTATGAGTATTAATAGAATTTATTATATTATCAATATTATAACCTTTACTATTATAAATCTTAATTTCTTCTAATAGATTTTCTAATAAACATAAATCATTAATAACACTATGAGAATTATTTTTTAAATTTTGTAAATGTATATTAAAATTAGTAATATAATTATTATCAAGATTATATTGATTATTATTTAGATTATTTAGATTATTTAGATTATTTATATTATTTTTATTAGTTTGATTATCTAGACTATCTAGAGTATCTAGACTATCTAGACTATCTTGATAATGATTACTCATATATTATGATATAAAATAATTTATATTATTTTTTAATTTTTTTAACATTTACTTTTTGAAAATTTCTTTTGTTAGATTTGAATTCATTAGAGTCTTCGTGGTCCGGATTATAAAATTTTTTATGATGTAACCATAAAGCATCCGCCCCTATTTTAAATGAAGGATGTGAATTAGCTTTATACCAATATACTTGTTCATCTAATTTATTACTTTTTGCATTATTATTAATAACTAAACATTCATAATTCTCAGTACATTGATCCATAACTTGACAAAACACTTCAAAAGTTGGAAACATACCAGCATAATTATCATATATTCTTTTTCTATTTGATACAATATTTTCTCTTAAAATAAAAACATAATCTATATTAGTTCGTAAATTAGGTGGTATACCTAGTGGATATTGCATAGTAATAATAAATAAAATATGCCAATGTCGTCCATTCATAAAACAAGTTTTAATATTTTTATCTTTAGCCCAACTTGCATCATATAAACAGTCATCTAAAATTAAAAATCCATTAGGATTTATTTGAGTATGTCCATTTTTATTTAAATCTTCAACCATTTTCTTCTTAACTGTTTTTTGTCTTTGTAATACATTTTTAATAACCTCTGGCGTATATTCATCATGTATAAAAATACTTGGTATAATATCACCATAAAAACTATTTGCACTTTCGGTTGCAGATATAACTGTACCAACCGGAATATGTTTATGATAATACAATAAATCCTTACATAAAAATGATTTACCTGTTTCACGCTTTCCTATTAATACAATAACTTTATCAGGTTTTATAGATGACATATCAAATTTTTTTAATTGAATATTACTCATACTATATAAAATATAATATATGAAATATAATATATATTAAATAAATCCGTGTTATAATTTTGAATTAATAATAATATTATATATATATATATATATAATATAAATGATTAGGATTAATAAATTAATATTAATAATTTGTCTTGTAGTTTTACTGTTAATGTATGTAATATGTAAAAATGATATATTAAATATATTTAATAGTATTTTTACAAAATCGAATAAATTACATGGAGGAGTTACCGAAGATTCACAAACTAATGATAATAATAATCCAGTTGTAGATAATAGTGAAACGGTTGTAAGTACTACTGAAGTAGGTAATTTAGTTAATGAAATAGAAAAAGAGAAAAATACAATAACCAAAATGAAAAATGAATTAGAAAGTTTGCAAAATAATAGAGCATCATTAAATCAGTTAATAAATGATGATTCAAATGAAAACTATGTAAAAATAAATAGATCTATTATAGAAGATATTAACGATGATGCAATAACAAATATTGTAAATAATTCACAATATGTTGAAGATGAAACAATAGAACAAGAAGTAGAAGAAGAAACTGAAATACAAAAAGAAAAAATAACTAAACCATGGGAAAATTTATGTGAAAAAAATTATAATGATAAAAAAAAGAAAAGCAAATATATGGATTTAAAATTAGAATTAAATACACAGATGAGTTTAGAACCATTTAATAATGATGATTTTAGTGAGTTTGGTAAATTTAATTGTTAAATAATATAATATTTAAATTTGTATATATATATATATATATATATACAAATTTAAATACTATTAATAAAAGCCCATTTTAATTCATTACATATACATTTCCATATTTTATCTTGTTGATACAATTTTTCCCGACTTTTTAATAAAGGAAAATATATTAAATATTCATTCATACCTAATAATTGAATAAACTTATGAATAACATATGAATATGATAAAAAGTTTTTTCTATTTTTAGGACAGTGTTTTTCAAATGGTGTTTGAATTTCCTTAAACATATATCTAAGTTTTTCTTCTATTTGTTTTGTAATATTTGGAGGAGGTTTACCATTAATTTTATTAATTATATATGGTATATGTTCATAAAATTTATTTAGTTTTAGTTTTTTTAATATATCACGTATTTTATTATTGGAAATATTTGCAACATTAAAAATGCGTTCTTTTTTAAGTTCACATAATATTTTTTCTATTATATCACTAGATATATCGGTACTTTCTTTTGCTTGAAATTGTGATAACCATTCATTAAAATGATTAATTCTTTTGTAAGCAAAGTAATTAGATTCATATGTAGGTTCTTTATAATTTGGTTTATCCGAATCTATTAATATATTATATTGTTCACCACAACTTATACAAACAGATACACCTTCAATATAATTTATATTTAATTTATTATTACATTTTATACATATTGTATCATCGATTACTTTATTTTTTTTGGATTCATATGTATTATCAATAATATTTAAATAATCATCGAGTAATTTACCCTTAGTTGATACATTTGTTGTATTATTATTAAAATATTTTAACAATGAATTATTAGATAAGTATTCTATTTCATTTGAAATATTATTATCACTATTAGATATATCAGTATCAGTATTATAATATTCAAATAAAATATTACCTACATTTAATAAATATTCATCTTCTTCCTTATTATTTTCTATAGATTCTATTAAACATACATATTTATCAATATCATTTAATAAAATATATTTATTATTTAGATCTTCTTCCGATAAATTTTTTTTAGATAATAATTTATTATATTTTTTTTGTAACTCATTTTTTTTTTTAATATAATCATTTAATTTATTTTTCTTATTATTAATAGAATCTATTTTTTTTGTATGTAAATAGTCTAGTGTATTATTATTTTTTATATTTTTTCTTGTTTTTTTTTTATAATTAAATGAATAATTCATAAAAATTATACTTATATATTATTTATATATAAATAATATTTAAGTATAATTTTTTATATATAAATAAATATATGGGTGGTGGATTATTACAATTAGTTGTAAAAGGTGCTCAAGATATTTATTTAACAGGTAATCCCCAAATAACTTTTTTCAAAATGATACATAAACAGCATACAAACTTTTCAATGGAATCAATAGAACAACATTTTAATGGTACAGTTGATTTTGGACGCAAATTAAATTGTATAATATCAAAAAACGGAGACTTGATTCATAAAATGTATTTATCTGTTCAAATACCAAAAATAGATTGTGAAACGAGTTCTTCTAATAAATTTAGATGGTTAAACTGGTTAGGACATAATATAATTAATAAAGTATATATTGAAATAGGAGGACAAATTATAGATGAGCATTATGGGGAATGGTTACACATATGGAATGAGTTATCTCAAAAAAGTGGTAAACAGAGTGGTTATGCTAATATGGTTGGAAATGTTCCAAGGTTAACACAAGTAGTTCAAGGCAATACAAATAGCGATGAGTCTAGTTCTACTATACCTGAAACTACTTTATATATACCATTACAATTTTGGTTTTGTAAAAATCCTGGATTGGCTTTACCACTAATAGCATTACAATATAATGAAGTAAAAGTTATAGTAGAACTAAATGATCATACCTCATGTTGTTGGTCAACTGGTAAATATAGTATATCACCTCCAACATTAGTAAATGCTTCATTATTTGTAGATTATATATATCTAGATACAGAAGAAAGAAGAACATTTACTCAACAAAAACATGAATATTTAATAGAACAATTACAATATAATGGACAAGAAATATTAAATACACAAACAAATAAAATAAAAATTAATTTTAATCACCCTGTAAAAGAATTAGTATGGGTTGTTCAACCAATATCAAATATAGATTTGACTTATACGGGTAATTTGGGAGGACCCCAAATGTATAATTATACTGATGCGATAGATAGTACATATTTTAGTGGAACACCTAATGATCCTATGGGTGGTGGAATAACTGGTGGAAATTCAAATAATATATCATGGGGATTACCAATAACCAATAATGCATCGGTTGTAAATAATATAATTACACCATTATCGGGTCAAAACTCTAGCACTATTTTATCAAATACCGGTTTTCATAGTATAACTGCGCGATCAGTACATGGTGAAACATTGGCGGAATCACAAGTAAATTTACCTATGTTTGATAAAGGTTATAATCCAATATTATCGTGTAAAATTCAGATAAATGGTCATGATAGATTCTCAAAAAGAGATGGAAAGTATTTTAATATACTACAACCATATCAACATCATACAAATGTTCCTAGTACTGGTATAAATTTATATTCATTTTCATTGTATCCCGAAGATCATCAACCGTCGGGTACATGTAATTTTTCAAATATAGATACTTCAAATTTATTATTTACATTAACAAAAGAATCGGTTAATTTACAAAGAAAATGTAATATTAGAATTTATGGTGTAAACTATAATGTATTAAAAATAGATTCAGGTATGGGTCGTCTGGCTTATTCCAAATAATATATTTAAAATAATATTATTAAATTATAATAAATATAACAAATATTATGAGTACATATTATGAAACTGATAGCGACGAAGATGCACCTGATTATAGTACAACAAATAAAATAAATGATTTATCAACCGATAGTAGTGAAAATGAAACATTAAATGAAATACAAAATACTAATAATGGTGATGATTTAACAATAATGAAAAAATTAGTTGATTTAACAGTAAAATATGAAAATGATTTAAAAAAATTAAATGATATGAAAAAAGTAATAACAAATAAACTAAAAAAGGCAAAAGAACAATTAGTTCCATATATGCAAAAAAAAGAAATAGATCATATAAATTTAAATCCACAATATGGTGGAGGTAAAATTAAATATAATAGAACAAAAGTATATAGTTCATTAACAAAAAAGAAAATGACAGAATTATTTAAGGCTTATTTTAAAAATGAAGAACAGGCAAAACAAATAATAAAGTTTTTATATGATAATAGAGAATTTAAATTTGTTAATAAAGTAGTTAAAACAAAAAAATAATTATACGTGATATTAAAATAAAATATTATATATATTATATAATGAATAATTTAATTACTAATTTAAATAATACAAATAATAGTATTATTAAATTATTTAATAACACACAATTATTATTAGCACTTAAAATAATAGTCGTATATTATATACTATTTATATCTAATAAATTAAATAAAGAATTAATAGTACTTTTTGATAATTTTAATTTTAGACTATTATTATTTATATGTATATTTTACTGTATATCAATTGATTTTACTTTAGCATTATTATTATCTATTGCATATTTAAATTCTATAAATACAATTAATAGACTAAAATTAAATGATTTACTTAATATTAATAGTATAGATTATTTAAGCAGTGAAGATTTTGAATAAATAAATAATAAATAATAAATAATAAATAATAAATAATAAATAATAAATAATAAATAATAAATAAATAATAATAAATAATAAATAAATAATAATAAATAAATAATAATAAATAAATAATAAATAATAAATAATAAATAATAAATAATAAATAATAAATAATAAATAATAAATAATAAATAATATATATGTTTTGTAAAAATAAAATAATATTTTTATTTTTTTTATTTGTATTTATATTATTACAAATTAATAAAAAAAAATATGGAGGTTCTCGTGTAGATAATATGCCAGATGGACCTAGGAAAAAAGAAGCACGAAAACAAGAACAAAAAGTGCAAAAAAATATAAAAAAAAGTACAATGGTATTAGATTATTATGAAGATTACTTTAAAAAAAGAGTAAATGAAGAAAATGATAGTTATTAAGAATAGTAAGAATAGTAAGAATAGTAAGAATAGTAAGAATAATAAGAATTAAAATCGTTCAGCTGATTTAAATTCTTGACTACGCTCTTTCATCAATCGTTCGTAATCATTATCTAGTGTTTTATTTTCACGCGTTGAATCACCTCCTGTGGTTTTAATTGTAGGGTTTATATTAACATCACTATAAAAAGTTTCTAATAAATTGTCAGTTGAAGAATCAATAAATGAATATGTTGAAGAAAAATTATTATTAACTAGTGTATTACATTCATTAACATTACAATTCTTGTCGGTATTTGGATTATTAGTATTATTTGGATTATTAGTATTATTAGTATTATTTTTATTATAGACTGTATTTGAGGAATTTGAATTTAGATTTAACCAATGTAAAAGTTCATTATTTTTTAGTATAGTTAATTTTTCATTTTTTTTTATGACTAATGTTGGTACACTCTTAACATATTTTGGTAACATTTTTAGTTCATGTTTGTTATCAATATTAAGTTTATCTATTTTGTTAAATATCTCGTATTTTTTTACAACTTGTGAATTTTTACATTTATTGCTATAAACTAATAATATTTCCATATGTATTAATATAAATAAAATAATTGTAAATTATACGCAAATAAAATATATAAAAATAAGTTGCAACTAAAAATATAATGAATAATTTAAATATTAATTCGTATGAACAAAAACTGGAATTATTAAATACAAAATTATTAGAATTTGTAAATGTATTATATAAAATTATTAAAGATGATAATATTAAATTATATAAGAAAAAAATAAAACTAGCATTAATGTATGATAGTAATATAATTTATGATGTATGTGAAAAATATCTATTAACATATGAAAACGATATTATAAATAAAAATGATAAAGTATTGATAAATATTGAAAAAAATGTGTTAAATAATGAAATTAAACTATGTCAAATATGGAATAATATTGACGAAGATAATAAAATAATAATATGGAAGTATTTAAATCTATTTTTATTATTAGTTAATTAAAGTTATTAATATAACTAATAATATAAATATAAACATTTAAAATATTTATAATAAAAATATATAATGGATAGATTAAATTCATTAATATCAAAAATTAATTCCTTAAATTTAGATACAGAACAATATATTGAAATATATAAGATATTAAAGAAAGATAATGTTAAAATTACAAAAAATAATAATGGGGTATTTATAAATTTAATAAACATAAGTGATAATGCTAAAAAGGAGTTGGATAATTTTATACTATATATTGATTCACAAATAAACGAATAGTTAATCTTCACTCTAAATAAATAAAACATATAGAAGTTAAATACTAATAAACTATATGAATCATGTATCCAATTTAGTAGAGAAAAATATAAATAATATAAATAATTTAAATAATATAAATAATTTAAATAATAAAACCGATTATAAAAGTAATATTAATTTTAAATATTATTATTTTCTAGAAAGTATTTTAAGATTAATAGATATAGATTTAAATAGTTTAAATAGAGAAGACGTACTAAATAATACAAATATATTTAGAATAAAATTAGGAAATGATTTAATACAAAAAAATATTTATAAAACATTACCAAATAAATTAAGATTTTGTAAAAATAGTATACATTTAAAATTAATTAATAATGAATGTTGTGATGAAAATATTTATAAATATGTATCATATTATTTAGAGTTAAATATTTTAATATTTAAGGATAACACTTATAGATTTGTAAATCCATATGATAAAGATATAAATACTATAATATTAGTTGAAAAAGATAAAATAAAATTTATTCCAATATATATATTAGATAATCAAAATAAGTTGTATAATATGTATGATAATATAATAATAGACGATTTATTATTAAAATTTCAATTAAATAAAAAATTAATATTTAATAATAAAAAAGAAGTAAATGATGAAGAAATAAAACAAATTAATAAGTTAAAAAATATTAAATTATGTGAATTGCATGAATTATGCTTAATATATGATATTAATATTAAAGAAAATACTAATAAGTCAAAATTAAAAAAAAAAATCAATATATTTGAAGAATTAAAAAATAAATTAATAAATGATATAAAATTGATTTAATATATAATATATATTATAATGAATGAACCAATAAGTCTTAATATTAATAATATAAATAATATAATTGATGAATATAATACTAATAGTAAAATATATGAATTAGAAATAGTATATAATTATGATATTACTGAAAAAATATTAAAAAAAATATTAATATTTCTAAATAAAAAATATACAAATGTAACTAAAAAAAATAATTATATTTTAGATGTATCGACAGTAAACGATAAAAATCATAGATTAACTATTAATAGTGAAAATTCGGATATAATAAATTCACATTGTTTATTTGAAAAAGAAAATATGGAAAATAATAATGTATTTCCTGAAAATTATGAATTAGAATTTAAAGAATCTGTATCTAAAAACTATATAAATCAATTAAATTGTAGATTAAATTTAAAAAAAGAAAATGTTGTAGATAATGATGAAATAAAAAGTGATTTTATAAAAAATTATAGTAAATTTAGAAAAACCTATAGATTTAAAAAAAGGATTTCATATGAATTTGAGAACTATAGAATAGATATAACAATAGTAAAACAAGCCTCTGGACAAAATATATTATTATCAAATATTTCTGATGTAATGGAAAAAATAGAACTAGAAATAGAGTATACTAGCAGTGATGTTGAACTAACTCAAGATGTATTATTAGAAATGTTTCAAATAATTACTAATATAAATCAATATAATAATGAAGGATATTTTAATATAAATCGTAATGAAAAAAATGAAATAAATAAAAATTATGGTAAACTATTAGAAAAAGTATTAAGTAAAAAAAATGATACTATAGGTCCGAAACCATTAGCTTTTACAAAAAAAACTATGAGAAATATGTTAGAAGTTTATCCGGAAAGTGAAAAAAGTAGAACTGTATTATATTATAAAATAACTGAAAAAGCGGATGGTGAGCGTTATTTTATGTACATTGATATGAACAGCACTGTATATTTAATAGGTTCCGATAAAAATGTATTAAAAACCGGATTAAAATTAAATAATACTAATTACGATAATACTATTTGCGATGGTGAGTTATTATATTATAAAAATGGTGAAAATAAATATGTTTATGAATATAAATATTTCGATATTTATATAATCAAAAACAAAGAAGTATATAGTAATAATTTGGACAAAAGAATAGAACAAATGCAAAAATTAAATACAGATTTAGCAAATGCTGTTAAATATATAGATGATAATTTCTATATAAAATGTGAAATAAAGGAATATTATGATATTAGTGATTTTGATACTCTATTAGATAAGGATACAACAGGAACATATAAAATAGATGGTATAATATTTATGCCTTCATTACATTTAACAAATATAAATAATAAGTCATATAAATCAATACTAAAATATAAACCATTAGAAGAAAATACAATAGATGTATTAGTAGAAAATAAAATGTTATATTGTGGATATAATTTAAAAAAAGATTATGTTAAATCTGAAATAATGTGTATTAAACCATATATAGTAGATATTCATAAAAAAGAAATTAAGAAACAAAATGCAGATAATAGTTTAGAAGCAGTGGATTATAAATTATTAAATAATAAAATAGTGGAAGTAGTATATAATATAGAAAATGAATGTTTTATATTTAAAAAAATTAGACATGATAAAACACAAGAATATAAAAAAACAAATAAAATAACTGCAAATAATTTTTATATTGTAAATGAAATTTTAGAATATACATTTAATTCTATTAATAGAGACACTATAAAAAATATAAATATAGAATATATTGAATCTGAATTGAAAAAAGTCAACAAAAGTGGTTATTATAAAACAGATAAGGTAGATAAAATAGGTAATAATGAGAAAAATTTGAGAAAACTTCAAAATAAAATTAAAACTAAACTAATAAATGATTCTGTAAGTATATTAGAAAATAATGATACTTTCACATATATTAAGGCATTAGATCTAGCCTGTGGTCGTGGAGGAGATTTATTAAAATTAATTAATACAAATTTTATTGATAATAATAGTAATAATAGTATAAAAAAAAATGGGGGAATTAAATTAATATTAGGTATTGATAATAGTTCAGTAAATATAGAATATAGTGAAAAATATAATAATAATGCTCGAGGAAGATATTTAGAATATAAAAATGATTATATAAATAAAAGTAGTAATAATAAGTTACCTAATATTTATGAAAATAATAGTGTTTATTATATATCAGGTGATTTATCATTATATAAAGATGAAGATGAAGTAGAAGAAAGTTATGAAATAATAATGAAAGATTTACAATATAGTAATTTAACTAATAATGAATTATTAGATAATAATGATGATTTTAAAGAAAGAACAATATATGATAAAATAGTATTAGACAGTATTAATAATAAACATAGTGATAATATAGATATATTTGAAGAAAAACAGTTTGAATTCATACAATGTCAGTTTGCTATTCATTATTTTGATTTAGAGGCATTTTGTAAATATGTGGACTTGCAATTAAAACCTGGTGGAGTATTTGTATGTACATTTATGGAAAAACAATATGTTAATGAATTATTTGAAAAAAATAATAGTGATACTGTTAGTGGTAACTTTTGGTCATTAAGAAAATCAAAAACTAATCCAGAAAATAAGATAGATGTTAAGTTTGGTACACTTGAAGGTGATACTTACTTAGAAGAAAATCTTGTATCAGAAAATATGCTAGTAGAAATATTTAAACAATACAATATTAATCCATATATTGATACTATGTCACAAATAGTTTCATTTAACTCTGCTATTAATCCAATATTAAGTTTCCGTGATTATGTAAATGAAACTGATGCAGAATTTGAATTTAATAAATTATACAAGGGAATAATATTTCAAAAAAATCTACAAAATAGTACAAAAAAAGAACAAATAAAAAAATTAGTTAAAAAATAAAAAAATAATTTAATGTATAATTTAATGTATAATTTAAAATAATCATTTATAATGATGATTCTATATATGATATAAGTAATGTATTAACATAATCTTCTGTAATTTCAGAAGTATCTATATTATCTTTTTTACAAATAGATATAAAACTATTAGTCATAGAAATTAGTGTTTTATTTAAACATATAAAATCGGGAGAGTTTTCTAGTAAATAAACTAATTTTTTTTTAACCTTATCGTTACTAGATTCTATATTAATATTAAAACCATTTCTATTTATAATAGTATTAATAAATTCATTTAGATTATGTGTATTAATATTATTTATATTAACAATAGTATCTAATGATTTAGTAATTTGATATTCTAAAAGTTTTTTTAAATTGTATTTCATTAACTTTAATTTATTAAAAATCAATTTCATAATTTTATCATGTATTATAATTTTATATGTCGTATTATAAATATAAATAAATAATATAAATAAATATATATACAATAAATTTATATTATGATAGATTTAAAATATTTAGTAAATATTTCATCAAGAAAGAAATATGCATCAATGGTTCGTGAATCATTTTTGAGTATTTTTAAAGATAAGTTTAAAAAAATGAAACATGATGAACTAATAATATTATATATAAAAACATTTAAGAAACATTTTAATCAACATATAATATGTCATTTAGGTGAAATAGGTGGTAGTGTAGATGCAGAGGCATATAAATTTTTAATAAAAATAGATGGAAAAAAATTATATTGTGCTCTAAAATTAATACCATTAATAAATTCGGAATCTAATAAAATAATGGATTTAAATTATAAATCATGGAAAGAATTGTATATATTAAAAATGATATATAATTTAATTAAAAATCATAATTGTCCTAATGTACCCATAATATATTTATATTTTATTTGTTCTAATTGTAAAATATGTGATTATTTAAATCCTAATATTATTAAATATTATAATAATTTATCAATAAGAAAAAAATTAGAAAATGATAAATCAAAAAAAGACATTTATAGAAGAATGGAACGAAAAAAAGGCTTTGGTAGTAATTCATTATGTATTTTAAATGAATTATGTGATAGTTCATTAAAAGATATACTTAATAATAATTATATTGAAAAAATAAATGATAATATGTTGTACTCATTTATGTTTCAAATAGTATGTGGAATATATAGTATACATAAATTATGTAATATATGTCATTTTGATTTACATGGAGGTAATATATTAATAAGTAATATAGAACAAAATGGTTATTGGTTATATAATATAAATAATAATGATTATTACATACCTAATTATGGATATATATTAAAAATATGGGATTTTGGTAGATCTATGATTTTGGGAAATGACGATTTTGATGATATTGTTGCACAAATTATTCATCAATGTAAAAGATTTTTTAAAGAACCATTTACAAAATATCCAAAATTAGAAAATAAAATTAAAAAAAAATTAAATAAAAGTAATATAAAAATAATATTATTCGCTTTTGATATATGGAGGATTATATCATATTTATATTCAAAAATTAAAAAAGATAATTATTTATGTATAAAATTTAAAGAAACATTAGATTTATTGATTAAAATAAAGAAAGATTGTGAAAATAATTGGATATATCTAATATTAAACTGTGATGAAATTTCAAATACACCAGAATTATTTATGAATTATTTGTTAAATAAATATTTTAGTCAATTTACTAAAGTACAGACCCAGTTAATAAATAAAAAAAAATATAATATTTAATTTATTATTTCTTGATAAAACTTTTTTATAAAAAGTTTATTTTTTTGATAAAACTTTTTTATAAAAAGTTTATTTTTTTGATAAAACTTTTTTTATAAAAAGTTTATTTTTTTGATAAAACTTTTTTATAAAAAGTTTATTTTTTTGATAAAACTTTTTTATAAAAAGTTTATTTTTTTGATAAAACTTTTTTTATAAAAAGTTTATTTTTTTGATAAAACTTTTTTATAAAAAGTTT